ATTGTGGAGAACATAAAGAAAAAACAGAAGGCTTGTGGATAACCCGTATGCTTCCCGGCGTTGTTGTTGTTACTGTACGCCTATCCCCCACCCGGGTTTGATGAACGCTTGACGTTGGCTGACCTTTGTTCCCTTCTTACTGTTACATGATCGGCATAGGGTACGTAGGTTAGACGGGGTATTGTTTGGCTGGCCTGTCATGCTTGCCGGGACGATGTGGTCTATGGTGGCGTCGCGTCCTTCTGTGTGTTGGAGACACATATGGCAGACGTAGTTGTCTCGCTCGAGTATGACTAGGCGTAGGTCGCGCCATGCTTGGGTTCGTAGGTCATCACGTTTGCCGCTCATACGATTGCCATTCTTCCGAATTGTCCGCCCGGTTTAGTTGTGAAGATGAGTACGCCGCGGCGACCGACGGCCCCTGCCTTCTGTTTGTACCATGTTGATTCGGACTCGAGTGCGGGTGTGGTGATGATGAGCCTGTCGCGCCGCGATGATATTTGGAATTCGTGCTCATGTCCATGAATGAGGATGTCTCCAGCTGCGGCCGGGTGATTGTTGAATGTTTGTTTTTCCCACCATTCCATTGCTTTACCCCGCGCCCATTGGTGTCCGTGGATTAGTACGAAGTTCGTTCCGTTGACGTCGAGGACGAGATGGTCTTCATCTTTACCTGGCACGTACATATTGACGTTTCCATACCGTTCAGGGTTAAGTGCCAATGCGTCCGCGACTGCGATCGCTGACTCCGTAGCGTGGCCGTCGCTAGCGTCAGTAGTTTGGAAGCGTTGTATGTCATCGTGATTACCGTTGACAATACCCACATGGATAGCCGGTGCTTCAATGAATGTGTCGATGGTGCGGAGCAGCATACGTCGGAACAGTCGCAGCTGTTCGCTAATGGTGAGGTCCGAGCGGAAGAAGTTGCGTCCGCCTTGTGATTGATTACCTTCCAGGTGATCTCCAAGCCCGGCGATGAGTACGGTTGGTCTGCCAATTTTTGTCCATTCGGTTCGGGCTGTTTCAAGGCTCTGCGTCCACGTGGTAATGATTCCGTTTGTTCCATCTCCGTCTGGTTTTCCTAACTGTGAGTCGCCCATCGCAAACACGAATAGTTCGTCGTTGAGTGTTGTGTTGCGTTTGGCTGGTTTTTTGTTTATGAGTTTGATGAGTTCGTCAACTAAGGATTGACGATCTACTCGTTTGCTGATTTTGAATGTGTATGACCATGCGCCGCGTGTGATTGCTGGTGCTTGTCGCCCGGAGTCGTCGTAGGGTTTTTCGCGTGTCCATGCGTTTGGGTTGAATTTTGCGGTCAGCATTGTTGCGACGTATCCTTCGGGGATGATTCCGCCGCGGGTGACGATGAAGTCGTGTAGTTGGTCGTGTGCTAGTTCGCTGTCGGATATGGCCGTGACGACGGATTCGTCTCCGGTGGCGTTCCATTCTTGGCTGAAGACCACAGCTCCCCGACGGTCAGGAGCTGCCGGGGGCTGTGGAGTGTTCAGCAGATCGTCGAGCATTACTGTTCTTCGGTCTGGCCCACGTTATCCATGTCAATGCCGAGGATAATCCCCATAGCTTTGACTTGGGACTGTACGGACTCGATGACGGTCTTCAGTTCCATGAGCGACTCGAGTTGTTTTTCGATTTCATACAGACTTGCCATTGAGTTTGTCCTCGCAGGTTTGGCACTCGCCGCGGCGGTGCGATCGGATAGATGACTCTTGGTTTGGGCAACCGATTGACTTGACGGTTTGCCAGATATGGCGTAATGGAATCTCTGGGTTGTCCATGGCCCGCCAGAAGGCGTTTCGGTCATCTTCGGAGAGTGTCATTAGCCAGACGTTTAGGCGGCATTGTTTTGACCGGACTCGAGGTACTTCTGCCAGGAGTGTTTCGAGGTTCATTGTGCGGCCGTAACGATTAGCCCGGCGATGACGCATAACACTAGCCATGCGATAGATCCCCACATGAATCCGAGAGCCCGTGATCGCCAGACGCTCAATTGGTATTCGCGCATTTTGTACGATTTAGCCATTAGAAGGGTGCTCCGAATACGTCGGGCGAAGCTTCGGTTGCTTCGCGGAGTACTTTGATGTCGGGGATGTTGATACTGCGGTCGATGTTCCGGCGCAGCTCACCTTCGTATTCGTATTCGTTGATTTTTTCGGACACTTCGCCGCGTACTTCAACGAAGCTCGAGAAGGCCGGAATGGTTTTTGTTGTCCAGATCTTCCACTTGACTTCCCACATTTGTCCGGTCGAAGCGACTTTGACGGTTTCGATGAGTGTGAATCCTTTGTCGCCGAGTGGTTTGTCGACGATTCCTTCTACTTTGACGTATGCCATTTATTTTTTTTCCTTATCTTCCCAGACGGGGATGTTTTCCCCGTTGCGTCGACCATATTGGAGTATCTGGTCGTAGTTGTGGCCCGATAAACCGTGGACTGCTTGTAGGTATAGGGCGAGGTGTACGAATCCTTCGATTCGTCCTTTGAGATATTCGCGGATGAGGTGCTCCCGGTCTATATCGTTGATCGCGTTGACTTTGACGAGCTCGAGGAGCAGGTGCTTCATTGCCCCTAGTTGTTTTGCTGTTCGTTCTTTTGCCAGAATCATAACGGTCTCCTTTTCCATTGTGATTGTTGCCAAGTGTAGCAGATTGAACAGCGCGGGTCATCGTTGTTGTGTTCTTGACATCGTGGCGCGTCGCCCGCGTCAGCTTGGGCGGCGTCGCTGACGATCGTGGCTGTTGTCATCTGTTCTTCCGAGACGGGGACGGCCAGGGCGGAGCCCGCCGCCCCGTCGAGGTTATTCTTTATTTGTTCTTTATCTATTCGGGGGACATGGGTGTCCGCCCCTGGGTATCGTAAATGTCCGCCCTTTGTGTCGTAAATGTCCGCCCCACCCCGGACATGGGTGTCCGCCCCTGGGGAGAATTTTGGCAGCGTATCTTCTGTCCGGTTGAGGTCGATAACGTATTTATTCGTCCCTTTCATGCCCGCTTGACGGGTCGTGACTAATATGCCTTCGGTCTCGAGTTCGCGCAGGATTCGCCGCGTGTGACGTATGGATGTTCCGGCCTGAATTGCGACTGTTGTGACGCTGGGCCATGCGGCGTTGCCATTCGACTCATTGACGTAGTCCGCGAGGATGATGAGGATGAGTTTGTGTATTCCTTCTACGCGATCCGTGTGGATGATTCGCTTGACGAGTTTGAAGCTCACTTTGGTTCGGGTTTCATTATCTTGCTGACGAGCCAGCGCTCCCGAAGGAGTCGATAGATGTCGGGGTCTGATAGAAGTCGCTCACGCTCATCTTTGACGCCTTGCAGATAGTAGGGATGAGCCGCAACGTGCTCGGTTACGTGATCCATAGGATCTCCTAAATGGAATCCCGCCGAACGTCTAGCCACGTCCGGCGGGAAGTAATAGGGAGAGGGCTAGTTAGGTAGAGCATACTCTTGCACGACTCGAAGGCAAACTAGAGTCTGGAGTGTGTCGCCCGGGTATTTGCTGGCCGTCAGTTCGTAGACCTGTTCGTCGCCTGTTGCGAAACAGTTGGCCCGCTGGAGTCCGTCGAGGACACTTTTTGCCAGGTTGTCGATATCCTGTTTTCCGTGGCGATCGGTACAGAAGTATATCCAGACCTTTATCATGCCCTCGAGCTTTGTTTCCCCGTATTTATCGAACCAAGCATTTCCGATGAGCTTCTCGAAGTCGACGGTCGTCTTTGGTGTGTAGACGCCACCGTTCCGGGTCATTCGTGGCCGGGCTTTGGGTACTGGCCGACCTAGAACGGTGACGTCGTAGTTTTCAGCCACCGAGCTCCTTCTTGCGGGCGGTGAATTCGGTTATGAGTGCTACGGAGTCGCCCGAGTCGACAGCTCGAGACCATAACAGATTGAGTTCGGGAAGCGTTGCGACGTTTTGTATGTCTTTTGCGGTGACTTGCGCCGCTTTGTTGGCACGTTCGACTTTTGCCATTTCCTCGCGTGAGGGACGCTTACCCTTCGGGGAGTATTCGCCGCCGAGCAGACTAATGGCGCGGCCCGTCGATGACGTGGCACAGTTTTCCACCCACGACGTCTTATTAACCGGGGAAGCGTCTTTGACTTCGTGAGCGAGGTCCACGCACGTTGGGAATTGGTCGTCCGCGTTGAGGTAAATGGAACATTCGACGATAATGCTCTTTTCGTCGATATGAACGATTTTGTTTACGATCCGTCCCGTCGGTTGATTCTTGCGGAAGAGGTCGATTCGCTCCTGGACAGTCTGATACGAATTGAGGTCGAAGTGAGCCATTACTTTAGTTCTCCCGTCGATTCGCGCCATTCGATAACAGCGTTCAGTTGGCTAACGAATTCTTTGGCAACATGAATGAGCTCTTCAATCATGTCATCGTCTCGCTCGATCTCGACGAATTTAGGGTTGAGCCATGCGGGAGCAAATTCCCCGTTCTCATCTTCGACCCGAAGAATCCATGCGAAGACACACGATTGCGCCCCGGTGACGTACATCTGCCATTGAATTTGACGACGGTACTGAATGGGAATACTGTTCAGATTCTCCAAGTCCCAGTCTTTACCCGTT